ATATTCTTCTCTATCTCTTTTCCACCAATCTGTATTATTTACATAATGATTAGTAATATATACTATTTTTTGTAATGCTTCTTTATCATTCATATTATTTTAAATCTTCATGAGTTTTTGGAGAGAATAGTTCACTTCTCATATACTTTACTATCTTTACAGTCATTTCATCGAATAAATCAAAGTAAGCATCGTTAGTTTCTGTGAAGTCATTATGTTCTTCAAGTTCATACTCTAGCTCGTTAGCTAGTTTTTCGTATAGTGAGTCAACTACTCTCCAAGTAATTTTAAGTTTTTCTTCGTTAGTTAGTTTCATATTTTAGTGATAAGCTGGACAAGCATTGTAATTATGTACGTGACTTACAAGTTTACCGTTAAATTTCTTTTTAACACCTGTTTTATGAGCTGTTTGCATAGTTGAACATGATGTAGCTAAGGCTAGAATAACTATCATTACAATTCCTGTTAATGATGTTATAGCTGTTTTTTCTGATTTATTCATATTTATTTTATTTTATTTGATTATATTATCTATTAGTATTCGTATTTTGTTTGTATTATTTACACTGCTTGTTGTAGAAGTCAAGTATAAAACCATGAGTTTCGTCTAGTGTTTCAAAGTAAAACTCTGCATATTCACTATTAATTTTATTATTTTCTATATCTTGTATAATCCACTCTTTCATGTCTTCTATATTATTCATAGCATAAACTAGTTGAGTTGAGGAATATACTTCAGTTCCATCTTTTTCTACAGGAGAAGTTAGTAAAGAACTAGCTACTCCAAGAGTCATTATTATTTTATTCATTAGTTATTTAATTTAGTTATTAATTCGTGTATTTCATCATAGTTGAAAGTAGAATACACTTTGTCTACTTCTTGTTGTACATAATTGTACGTAAGCTGTTTTGTTTCTACACCATACAGAGATACAATAAGTGAACGAGGTGAGTAACCATAAGGACTACGGTGTTTGTTAAAGATCTGTAACTTGCCACCTTCATTATTAGGATATAGTATTATTGTTAAGTTTTCTGTTTGTATATATTTCATATTGTTATTATCTATTTAGTATCGTATTCAGTTTGTAATTTATTTCAACCACTTATTATTATTCACCATTTCATCATGACACCATTGTTTCTCGTTATCACCAAGTTGATAGTATTCCATATCAAATTCTTCAAGAGCTATTTTTTCTATAGTTGTCATATTACTTGATTTAGTAGTTCATACACATCGTCTTGTTGAGATTTACTTAGTGTCATGAAAACACCATTAGCTTCTCCAGGATAATTAAGAACGTGATTTATACATTGTTGAGTGAGTTCAGCTTGATTTACTGTTTTGTTCATTTCGTCAAAAGCTTTTGACCAAGACCAGTTTGAAGGATTATTTATATTATACATAGTTATTATTTTTAAGAGTACATTACGTAGTCACATATTGTTATTAGTATTGTACAGATTAGTATTGCGAAGAATAGTTTTTGTTCTTTATTCATATTATTTATTTTAGTAACCGAGTGAGAAATCGAATCTCACTTCCAACCATTTCGGCTATGTGCTGAGTCATATGTTCGTTATATTTATACTCTCTAAAGTATGACTATCAACTAAGAGTTTAGTTTATTATTTTACTGTTGATAATTCTCTACAGAATTTTGGAACAGTATTACTATTTGTGTAAGATTTGTACTGTTGGAAACATGGCATTTCTTCAAACTTTTGTTGAAATGTTGAGTAAATTTCATCATGATCATAAGTAAATGTTTGATCTTTTGAGTTAGTGAATGTAATTACTGTATTACTTCCGAGTAAAGATTTTCTTATTACAAATCTTTTTGTTGTTAAGTTATTAGTTTTCATATAGTTTATATTTATTTAGTTTAGTTATTATTATTATCTTTTACTTGTCGTATTTAGTTTGTAAAAGTGTATGTTAGTTTATTAGTTTATTTTAGTTGTTAAGTGTATCGCGCACTATCTTAATATCTTACATTATACTTATTAAGAATAGTAATTCATAAGTGATAAATGTTAAAGGTAAGATTACTTCGAGTGATGTTAGTTTATTTATTATAGTCATATGTTATTTATTTATTAGTTACATATATATTATCTAAACAATGTCGTATATAGTTTGTAGTAGTGAAAGCTAAAACAATCTAAACTCGTACGGAAATTCGATGACGCAATATCGTATCGTAAATTCGCATATATGCAAAATATAATTATGAAAACGTACGGAACCCCGCAATTTAAAAATGCAAAAGGTTTTAAAAACAAAATATTATTGTGGTAGGGCAGCACATAACTTATATATATCTAAAACAGTGTGACATTAGCCTGTTAGAGCTACCTAATAAGGGGCATTTGTCACCCTTGCTTTAAGTAAATCTATTTATTTACGTGTAATAAAGTATAATTAGGTGAAAAACCAAAGAAATTAACAAAAAAATCAAGTATATGCCGATAATAACGTCTTATCCTTTTAAAAATGCTCCATTAGATTCAGGTGATGAGATAATAATATCCGACTCTCAGAGTAATGATCCAAGGTTTAAGACTAAAACAACTAATTTAAAAGCAATAGGTAGTTTTTCTAGTGATTCTTTTGATTTTACTCAAGGTGTGCCTTCTGCTACATGGGTTATTGAACATGATTTAGATAAGTTTCCTTCAGTAACAGTGGTAAATGAGTCAAAAGAGGTAATGATAGGTAATATACAATACATAGACAAAGATAATATAACAATAACGTTCAGTGCACCATTTTCAGGGTATGCATACTTAAACTAATACAATGGCGATAAATTTTTTAGACAATATTCAGTTAAACCAGAATCAATTACTGGGAGCTAGATTAGAAAACGTAACATCGGATCCTTCTACTGGAACTGCTAATGCTGGTGATATAATATTTAACAGCACATCCAATAAATTAAAATACTTTAATGGGACTGGTTGGATAAGTCTACCAGATGGCACAGGCATCGGTGGTAGTGGTACGGTTGGATCAATACCTGTATTTAACGGTACAACTGAGATTACAGATTCTCAACTAGAAACTACTGGTAGTGGTAGTACACAAAATTTCATTTTTAATACTGGTGGATTTGTAGCACTAAAAGGAGAGCTTAGAGTTGATCAAGGAGGTATTTACGATTCAAATAATAGTATAGGAACTTCTGGCCAATTACTTTCTTCTACTGGAACACAAATTGCTTGGATTAACGCTCCGGTTAGTTATACTAAGTGGATAGCAAATGGAGCAGCATCTTCAACTCAAGATGTTAATGATGGAGACGCTTACGAACTAGATGAATCTACTGTAAGACCAGGTATATTTGCAGAACTTGTTACAAAATCAGGTACAACAGTAACACAACCTCTTGGGTTGTTTACAAAGAATATGTCATTGAGTAATCCAGCTGATTATACTACTGATGTATTATTATGGGGCCAAAATATTAATTCTACTGCTTTTAAAGTAAATAAAACGCACATCGATGATATACCAGTCAATGCATGGGGTCAAGCGACGGCTGCTGTTGACATGGGTGATTTTGGTATAATAAAAGTTCTAGACCCAGTGAATGCTCAAGACGCTGCTACTAAAAACTATGTAGATAATGCTATTGTAGGAGGATTTAATGTAAAAGGTGGTTTCAATGCTAACACTGGTGTAACAGCAGTGGCTGGTACAAACTTATATACTAACACAGCTGTAGCAGTTGGTGATTATTACGTAGTAACTGTTGCAGGTAATTTCTTTGGTAACGCTGCTACTCCTTTAACACCTGGTGATTCAGTATTAGCTCAAACAGCTGCTGCTTCAGGAAGTGCAAGTGAAAGTAACTTTGCAGTAATACAGTCTGACACTGATGTAGCTACTCTAACACAAATTGGTATTGGTAATGTTAATGTAAATGGGCCTGGTAATTTAGATGGCTTGAAAGCAAGTTATTCTTCAGGTACAGCTACAGTAGGGGTTGACATAGCAAATAATGCTTCAACTTTCAATGCTATAGGTGAAATGTTATTCTTAGTGTATGACGGTGGTGATACACAGACTAACTTGTCTTTACCTATAGAGTCTCTAGCAACTTATGTCGGCACAGCAAATACTTTTGCAGGAAACAATGGTAGCTCTGGTACCTCACACACGTTTACTCACAACTTAGGAACTTCTGATGTTATTGTTCAATTGTACGACACTAGTACAAAAGAAAATGTATACGCTAATGTAGATAGGACTAGTATTAATACAGTTGTTGTAACAACAGCAAGTAGCATTGCTGCAGGAGCTATAAGAGCTTTAATAACAAAATAACAATAATAAAATAAAATAAAATTAAATTAAATGGCCGTAAATTTTTTAGATGGAATAACTATTGGTGGTGAACTTACTACAACTGGCGGTACTAATAATATAACAACTACCAATGGTTCGAGCAGTTTGTACTTGCTTAACCTAGCAAGAACTACTACATCTTTAACTACTGCAGGCAATGTAGGTATTGGAACCACTGCTCCTGCTGAAAAACTAGAAGTTGCTGGAAAAATTAAAATAACTGGTACTGCAAATTTTATAGATACTACTAGAAATGCTTCATCACAAGCTAACTATATTAGATTCTATGACTCCTCTACTTCGTCAGTTGAAGCTTATCTAGGCTTTACTAGTAACAATAGAGACTTTAAGGTTAATAGTGCTAACGGAAGCGGGACAATAACTTTGCAGGCTGGTGGTAATACAGCTGTAAGAATATCAGACACTGGAAATGTAGGTATCGGAACTACTAGTCCTACAAAAAAACTAGATGTAGATGGATCTGCAAGATTTAGAAATGACACACAGGTAGATAAAGCATTTACAGCTGATACCTATATATGTAGCGCTAATGGCCCTTTCGGCCCTAATCCAGGTATAAACGCAAATGTAGTTATAGCAACTAAATTTAACCAAATTACTTTGACATTTGCTTCTGGTCTTTTAATAGGCTATGTATGTGATGGTGAGGAATGTCCTGAACAACCACCAAACCCAGAATAAATAAATTTTAAAGATAAAAGTAAAAAACACTCACAATGTGTGAATACTATAAATAAGTGCACAAACTAATTAAAATAAAAAATCATGATGAAAAAAGATAATGACGGCGCTTCCAGAAAGTTTGAAAAGAAAACTGCAGGAGGTAAAAGAAGAGCTCTTAAAAGAGCTAAAAAAAGAAAATACGGCGGGGGTGAATCTGGAAAAGCCAAAGAGGCTGCTCAAATATCTAGAGAGTTTAATGAAGGGCAACTTGATATGATGGGTGCTAGTAAGAAAAAACATAAAGGCGTTAAAGATGCTGACACTAAGTATATGCCAGTTATAGACAGAGAAAAAGATGCAATGAAAAAAGGTGCATCAATGTCTAAAAAATACGGTAGTTCTATGAGTGGGCAATCTTATGATGCTAAAGAAGCCTATAACAAAAACCTATCTGCTTCTGCTAGATTACATTATCTAGAAAACAACAGAGCTGATAAAAAAGCTAAAGGAAAAGGACACAGAAGTCCTATAATGAAGCATATGAGAGGGGTTTAATATGAGCTTAAAAACTAACAGGTACGGAGCTAGCCAAAGAAATGGGTTTACTCCTGGTGGAAAGACAAATAGATCAATGACTAATTTAGGTACTAAGACTATTAATAAAGCAGCTAACTCTAACAAGAAGCCACAACACACTGATTCAGGACAAAATTATAGAGATGCAAACAATAGTAAGGTTTCAGGACTTCAAGTTGATGAAGGTAGAACATCTCCTGTTGTAAGAAAATCTCCTGAAAGACCTCACGTTGTAGCTAAGCCTGGTGCTCTTAAAAATCAAGGCGGAATAACTGAAAAGCTTTATTTAGATGGTAAGTCTAAAACCCCTGCCCCTAAGACTAAGAGCAAGGGAAATTACCGAGCTAAATCAGAATTGATAAATGTCCAGTTAAATCCGGTTTTAAATAAATAAATTATGGCTGTACTATACTCTTACCCTATAAAATCAACACCCGCGAATAGAAATGATTTAGTTATAATATCAGATTCAAGAGATGGTAACAAAACTAAGCAAATAGCTGTAGCTAATCTACCAGGTAGTGCTAGTTTTACTGGTATTGGTGGGAGTGGTACAGTTGGTTATATTCCAAAGTTTAGTACAAGTACTGAAGTAGTAGATAGCACAATATATGAACAAGGTTCTAATATAGGTATTGGAACTACTAGTCCTGGTTTTAAGTTAGATGTAGCGGGTAATGCTAGGGCAAGTTATTTTGCTTTAAGATCAAACGAATCTTTACCAGCAGAAGCGTCATTTATCTATAGACCAGAAACAGGCGTTATTGGCTTTGGCACAGCATCAACAGAAAGGATGCGTATTACTTCTGGAGGTTTAGTAGGTATTGGGACAGTTACTCCTAGTGAAAAATTAGAAGTTGCTGGTAAAATAAAAGTAACTGGCACTAATGATTTCATAACAACTGTTAGAAACTCAGCAGGACAGGCTAACTATATTAAATTCTACAACACCGCTACTTCGGCAAATGAAGCTTATATAGGTTTTACTAGTAATAATAAAGATTTAAAGTTTCAAAACCTAGACACAATTGGTACAATTTCTTTACGTACTGGTAGCGCCGTAGCTTTGAGAGTAACAGAGGCTGGTAGAGTAGGTATTGGAACTACTGTCCCTACTGATAAGTTAACCGTAGCTGGTAATATAAAAACAACAGCAGGATTTATTAGCACTGTAAGTTCTGGTTATTCTACCTTGGAACTAGGTGGACCTACTGGTGCTTATATAGATTTAAAAAGCCCATCTACAGATGATTATGATTTAAGAATTATAAGCGGTGGCTCAGGTGGATCGTTTTGGACTGGTGGGTTTGGACACTTGATGACTTTAAGTGATACAGGTAACGTGGGAATTAGCGTTACTAGCCCTGCGGCTAAGTTAGATATAACAGATACAGTTAACCAAACTTCAATACGTGTTACAAATAATGAATACAATAATTATTTAATACAAAAAAGACGTACTGATGATACCCAAAAGCTAGGTATTAAAGAATTTGGAAGCAATGGTGGATTAGCTTTAGTTACCGGAGGTACTGAAAGATTAAACGTGAATAATTTAGGCAATGTAGGTATCGGAACTACTGATCCACAAACACTCTTACATGTTCAAAACGGTAAAATAAGAGTTAATGGAGGTGGAGCAAATCAAATACAGTTGCACAGAAATCCATCAACACAGTCTAATTATATTGAGTATTATGATACAGCAACCACTTCACAAGAAGCTTTTGTTGGTTACACTAGTAATAATAAAGATTTTAAAATTTACAATAGCGGGGCTTCTGGTACTATTTCTTTTTTAACTAGTAGTGGTACAGCTATGAATATAACTAACTCACGTAAAATAGGTATTGGCACAGCTATTCCAGACTCTATACTAACGGTAAAAGCAGATACTGCTAATGTTGGTATACCTGTTATAAAAGCTTCTGTTAATGGATTTGCTAACGGTTACACTCTTATAGGAGATAATTATACTACAGGTGGAAGTCAATTTAATCTTGGAGTTTCTTATAGCGGGTCAAATGGTGTTCTTTCAAGAGGTGTAAAAGTTAGTAGCACAGCTGCTGATGTTTTTTTATCATCTCAAGATCAATATTCCCTGTATTCTCAAGCTTTTGTATTGCAGAATGATGGTTCTTTTAGATTTCTTAATACCTCAACAAGTGCTAATACCCCTGTTGATACAGCTGTTAGCTTAAGTGAAAGAATGCGTATAACTAGAGATGGTAAAGTAGGTGTTGGAACTACTGCTCCAACCGCTAGATTACATATTCAAGATACGTCAGGGTCCACTTCTGAATTTAAAATGTCAGCAGCAAGTAACGTTGCAAATTATGCTTACTTGAAAATGACAGATAACACTGTTAACACTGCTAAACTAACGCTTGGTACTACTTATGGGTATAGTACAGATAAGGATGCAATAACCATGGTTAATGGTAATGTAGGTATTGGAACTACTAATCCTTCTGCATCCGGTCTTGAGGTAGCTAATGGTTCTAGCATTTCTGGTGGACAAACACAAATATATATTACTGGTAGTACAAACGGTAGATCAGTATTAGGTTTAGGAGATGGTGCTAATAAGCTTGTTCAGCATATTATGACAGACCACACTCAAAACATGATGAGTTTTCATACTCAAGCTTCTACAGTTGCTAATAATGAGAGAATGCGTATAACTAGTAGTGGTAATGTTGGTATTGGAACCACTAGTCCAACTAATAAACTTACTGTAGGTACTATTGGTAGTGAAACTAGCATAGCATGTGCTTCTACTGGTTTTGATAGTCTTAAATTAGGAAGTTTAACATTTCCAATTGCCGCTGGATGGTATAGAGTGGCGCAATGGACAGTTGCAGGCGCTAGAGGCGGTGCTCGTGTAGACGTGTGCCTGACAGGAGGTGCCTTCGCACCAGTTACATACTCTATTGATTATTTTAAATCTTACACTCAAACAGGAACAGAGCACACTTTAAAACTAGAACAATATGGTGGGGGAGCTTTTATAAATAAAGCTAGAATTGCGTTTGATGGTGCTAGTACTTTTGTTGAAGTTTATAAAATAGATACTACAACGCAAGGCACGATGCAGACTCAAATTCACTTTAACAGACTTATTGGTGAAAGTGGAGGTTCTCTTCCTTTACTTGGAACTGCGGCTTCAGGTAGTGGTTCAACACTTTTAAAAGAAGTATCTTTTATTCCAAAAGGAACTTCTGTAGAAACTCTAAGAGTAGAAGGTGGGAATTTAAATTTAAAAAACTTACCTACTTCTGCTACTGGTTTATCAGCTGGAGATATTTGGAACAACTCAGGCGTTTTAAATATAATTTCATAAAAAAATTAAATAACCGAACTATCGAGTGATAGTATATAATAACCAACGTTTAACTTAAAACCAAATACAATGACGTTTTTATATACCCGCACTAACACGTGGTCTAGTGCACCACAACCAACAGAAGATACCATTAAGTACTGGAAACATATTTCACAGAAGAAAAACTGGAGAATAGTTCAACTATCTAATGGATTTTTACAAACCGAATATAAATCTATCGACTCAGATGACTGGATCGATGTTACCAGAAGAGAAACAATAGCTGGAGCAGAACAAGCAATAGATGCTTCTATTGAACATTATTCTAAAAAGCTAGAGTTTAACCAAGGGCCTAAAGTAGTTAAAACCTTTAAGTAATATTCAAAACAAATCAAATTAAATCAAATTAAATGCAAGAAATAAAGTTAGTTAAAAATCTGGCTTTTGGCGATACAGCTAGAAGTCAGATATTAACTGGCGTTGAAAAACTTACTAATGCAGTAGGGTCAACGTTAGGTGCAAGTGGTAAGTGTGTTATATTAGAAGACGCTAATGGCATGCCACAAATAACAAAAGATGGAGTAACAGTAGCTAATTCAATCACGTTGCAAGATTCTATAGAAAACATTGGAGCAACACTTATTAAACAAGCAGCTCAACGAACAGTGTCAGATGCTGGTGATGGAACAACTACAGCAACTGTTTTAGCAAAAGCAATATTAGATCAAGCACAAGCTCACAATCTACTAGAAGACAGTAGAATAATGAAAGAAGGTATTGATAGTGCTGTTAAAAAGGTATTAAACTATTTAAATAAAAATAGTAAGAAAGTAACAGGTAGAAAAATAGACCAAGTTGCTACTATATCAGCTAATAATGATATAGAACTAGGTAAAGTTATAGGAGAAGCTTTTAAGTTAGTAGACGAAACAGGAGTTGTTATGATGGAAACAAATGAACAACCTGAGACTGTAGTAGAGTTAATAGAGGGTGTTCAATATGATCAAGCATTAAAGAACAACCATTTTATTACTAATAAAGAAAAAGGTACAGCTGAACTAGATAATCCATTAGTTCTTATAGTTGAATCAGTTATACCTAATGTTAGAAAAATACAGTCAGTCCTTGAACATGTTATTAAAAATGGTAAGAGCTTACTTATCATTGCTGATGTTGACCCACAAGTGGTTTCCGCGCTGGCCATGAATAAATCTAAAGGCAATATAAAAGTTAACATCATAGATGCACCAGTATACGGAATCAGCAAAAAAGATGTATTATCAGATCTATGTGCTGTGACTGGTGCTACACTTATTAATGAAGACTTAGGAGATGATATGGATATTATACAACCTGAACATTTAGGATCATGTATTAAATCTATAACAAACCACGAAGATACAATATTAAAAGTTGATTTAACAGAAAATAAAGAAGTTAAAGAAACTATTGCTTTATTAGATAAGAATATAAAAGAAACTAAAAACCCTAATATTATAGTTAGACTAGAAAGAAGACTAGCTAAACTAAAAGCTAAAGTAGCTACGGTTAAAGTTGGGGCAAACTCAGAAATAGAATTAAAAGAGAAGAGAGATAGAGTAGAAGATGCTATTTGTGCTACAAAAGCTGCGATTAAGGAAGGTATAGTACCAGGCGGTGGTATAGCTTTATTAAATGCTGCACAACATTTAGAACCTAAGTCAATGGGCGAAGAAGTACTTTATTGTGCTATCAAAGAGCCTTTTAAATTGATACTAAAAAATGCTGGTGTAGAAAATTATGAAACTCCAGAAGTAAAAGGTTTAGGATTAAATGTGGTTACAGGAAAAACGGTTGATATGGTAAAAGCCGGAATTATAGATCCTTTACTAGTTACTAAGAGTGCATTACTTAACGCAGCTTCAGTAGCTACTACTATATTATCAACTGATTGTGTAATTAATAACATAAGAGCATGAAAGCAGTAGGTAAGTTTATAGTAATTGAACCAATCAAAGAAGTTGATGTTCAAACAAAAGGTGGATTAATTCTAGCTGAAAAGCAAAGAGAAGATGTTAGGTATAGAAGAGCTAAGGTTATAGAACCTGGCTCTGAAGTATCTGTATTAAAAAAAGGTGATGAAATTTATTATGATAAATCATCTGGATTTAATATTGAAATAAACAAAGAAGAGTATAAAGTTATTAAAGAGTTTGATGTAGTTATTATACTATGAGAAAGTTAACTTCTAGTGATTTAAAAGAACTAGGTTTGCTTAAACATTATAGAATAATTAGAAAATGGGCTTGTAAAATTAATGACTTGACAGATGCAGATTTAGAACTATTGATATATCTTGATGCTATAGATATGTTTACTAAAGATGATTTTATAAAAGGTACGTACTCATTCAGCTGGGACAATAGGCGCTGGAACAGATTATTGAAACAAGGGTGGATTATAGTGTGGAGAAAAAGAAACCACACAACTCAAAAATATCACATATATAAAGTTTCCTTTAAGTGCAAACAGCTGATAAGTCGCATGTACCGTATTATGCTAGGCGAAGAAGATATGCCTACAACTAAATTAGAAAAAAGTAATAGATATAGTTATAAAGTAATTACTAAATCAATAAATTACGTTAACAAAGACAAAACAAGATAATATGCCTTATAAACAACCAAAAAACACTCCTTTACATAATGACGGCGCATCTGCTGTAGGCGCGGTATTAGGAATAGGTAAACTAGCTCTTATGGGGGTTAAAGCACTTAAAGTTGCTAAAGCAGCTAAAGTAGCAGCAACAGCGGCAAAGGCAGCTAAAGCAGGTAAGGCAGCAGCTACAGCAGCAAAGGCAGCTAAAGCAGCTAAAGCAGGTAAAGCAGCTATGACAGCGGGTAAATTCGCTAAAGGAACCAAAGCAGCAAGTACTACAGCGAAAGCTACTAAAACAGCTGCAACAACAGCTAAGGCAACTACAAAAGGTGCTGTTAAGCTAACTCAAAATACAATGCCTCAGATTCAGAAACTTGGTCAAGCTGGTCAAAAAAGTGTTGCTAAAGCTCAAAAATTAGCAAAATTCTCTTCTAAACATCAGAAGCTAGGTAAAGCTATAGAAAAAACTAAATCACTTGCTGGAAAAACTAAAGGAAGAGCAGAGGCAGTACAAGGAAAAATAGATAAAGGCTTTGATAAGGCAGCTGAAATTACAGGTCAAGACGCGGGTGATTTAAAAGCTAAAGCTGGTGAAATAGGTATGAATAAAGTTAACGAAGTAGAAGCAGCAATAAAATCAAAAAATGATAGTTCTCTTTCAGCTGAAGACTTTAATAAACCACTAGGCTTAACACAGAGTGAAACAGAACCTCTAGATCCAAGATACGAAGCAAAAGACCAACCAAGTTCTTATAGTAATCCTTCTGGAGCCTCAATGAAAAGCAATATGCCTAAAGGCTATAAATCTAGTTCTGCTAGCAATTTTAAAACTCCAAAAACTGATTATCAAAGATTTTTTCAAAACTTAGCTAACAACAGTGTAAATGCCAATATAGGTGGTGTTAAAGTTAATGTAGGTCATTTAGGTTTAATAGCTGGTCATTTAGTTGGCAAAGGCGTTGATGCTGTTAAAACAAAGAAAAGATTAAACGGTATTAAAAAACAAAATAAAATTAAAAACGAATCAGCGGCTAGAGCTGAACAGGAGAAAAAGAATAAAAGCATCATGCAACAATTGGATGATGAAAACAAAATGGAAAATTTAAAAGGATAAATTATGCAAAAACCAGCAGGAAAAGTATTAAACACCGGTAAGCCCGTTGTTGGTACAAGAGTAATGAGATCAAACAACTCTACGATAATGCCTACTCTTAGGAAAATAGATAACGTGCCTTACAAAGGTAACGCTGTTCTTAACGCTCAGAAATGATAGCAGGTGAAGATTTGAAGCTGTATTTGTTAAATGCGTCTTCATTTACTCTAGCTAGCTTAAACTGGATAGAACCGGCATTAGAAATACTTTTGTTATCTTTAACAATTGGTTATACCGTGCATAAGTGGTATTTAATAAATAAAAAAAATAAATTATGAAAAAAGAAAACGGCGCTAGTTTTAATTTTTTTAACGATGTTAAAGATAGGATGAGTCAATCTATAGAAAACACTCAAAACCAAGCTTTAACTGATGTGTTTGGGCAAGACGCGGCTAATCTAATGATTGAGAAACGTGGGGTTAATAATCAGTTTAATAAATTTAACACTGCTGCAAAAGAAAACACAAATCCTTTTGGTAACTTAGCAGCTATTGAAGCTGATAATAAACAGAAGGAAATGAATAAACTTACTGGTCAAATTAATCAAAGTGTTGCAATAAATAATGCACAAAACACAGCTACAGACTTAACTAATAATGTCATGGATCAAGCTAATCGAGCTAATCCTTTTAAACCTAACGATGACAATGATCCATATTCAACTCAAGGCGCTCCAATGAGTAACGGAACTGGATCTGGTAGACCAAATTTTGATGAAGGAGCAACAATGAGTATTAAAAAAGTAAACGAAGGAGCTCCAATGAGCAACGTTCTATTTAAAAACAAATAATTATGGCAACAACTTATAAATGGTCAATTAACCAAATGAATGCGCATGTTCAAGCTGAAGGTAAAGACAATGTTATATACACAGTACATTGGATTTATACTGGATCAGAAGAATCTGCAGGAAAAACTTACACAGCAAATAACATAGGTAGTGAAGGTTTTACTTATGTAAAAGGTGATCTTTTTGTACCTTATGAAAATACTGAGGCTTTTGAAAATGTAGTTATAGGATGGCTAGAAAATGCTTTAGATGTAGACGCTATGAAATCTGATATAGATGCACAAATACAAAAACAAATTACACCAGTAAACGAAGATTTATATTTTACTTGGCAAAATCCTGTTTAAAAATGAGAAGTGTAAAAGAAATTATAATACACTGCTCTGCTACTAGAGAAGGTCAAGAGATACCAGTTGAAACAATAAAAAAGTGGCATACTGAAGGTAGAGGCTGGACAGATATTGGCTATCATTTTTATATAGAACTAGATGGTACTATCAAAAAAGGTAGAGATATAGATAAAACAGGAGCTCATTGCAAAGGGCACAATCGTAATTCAATAGGAATTTGCTATTGCGGAGGCGTAGAAGCTGATGGAAAAACACCAAAAGATACAAGAACAGAGGTTCAAAAAGAAAGTCTGTTACATGTGCTTAAAACATTAAAAGCAATGTACCCAGACGCTATTATTTATTCACATAATGAGTTTGCTAATAAAGCATGCCCATCATTTGACGCGACGAAAGAATATGAAAATATCTGAAAACACTGAGTTTAAAATTGATATAAAAACTGTAATCGGGATAATAATGCTAACAACAACCTTAGTTGGTATGTATTATACTTTACAAGACGATATAGAAGCAGCTAAAAGTCTACCACCTATAGAAATAGGTAGACTAGAGTATGATCTAAAAGAAAAATGGAATCATGAAAATATTGAAGATATATTAGAGAGAGTTAACATGTTAGAACAAGTTGACGATGTTATATTTGAAGAAATAGATGTGTTATCTAGTTTAGTTAAAGACGGTACAGAAAGTGATGGTAAATTACAAGAGCTTCAAAAGAGATTAGAGGACTTACAGAGAAGAAAACCAACTGTAATAGTTAAAGAAGTTCAAACAAGTAAAAAACGTAGATAATGGGAAAAATTAGTCCAGCTTGTAAAGCTGCAGCAAAAAAGAAATTTAAAGTATGGCCAAGTGCTTATGCTTCTGGCTGGGGTGTGAGATGTACTAAAGCTGGTGGACCAGGTAACTATGGTGGCGGATCTAAAAAAAGAAACCGTGGGAAAAGTTAAAGGAGGCGGAACTAGTAAAGTATGCCTACCTGCTTCTAAGGTAAGATCAATGAGTCAAGCTGAAAGAGATAAAGTTGTCAATGCTAAAAGATCTGCTGCTTCTAGAGGCAAATATAAGAGATCAAGTTCTTCTAATGTAAAAGGAGCTCGTAAAAAAGGAGCTACACTAAGAGACTGGTTTGAAAAAGAAAACTGGATTAATGTGGCTACAGGTGGACCTTGCGGTGGTAGTTCTAAAAAAACAAAAAGAAAAGATGGTGCTTCTATGAAATCAACTCCTTGCTGGGATGGTTTTATTAAAAAAGGCATGAAGAAAAAAGGTAATAGGATGGTTAACAACTGCGTAAAAGTAGGTGGTCCTAGTGCAGCTGATCCTAAAAGAACAATAGGCAAAGGCAAGAATTTCAACAAAGCTAATCCTACAGGTACAGGAGGCAAAGCTGGTGGTGGTATGACACAAAAAGGTGTTAATGAATACAAACGTAATAACCCAGGTAGTAAATTAAAAACAGCTGTTACAAAAGATCCATCAAAGCTAAAGCCAGGTAGTAAAGATGCTAAGCGTAGAAAATCATTTTGTGCTAGATCAAAGAGCTGGAAAGGCGAAAGAGGATTAGCAGCTAGAAGAAGGTGGAACTGTTAAATAAAATATTATGAAATCAAGAGGTTTAGGCGATAGCATAGAAAAGTTTACAAAGGCAACGGGTATAAAAAGAGTTGCAGATATGATACCAGGTGGTTGCGGTTGCGATGATCGTAAGCAATGGTTTAATAAAAATTTTCCATATAACATGAATAAAAAATAAGATATGCCAGATAAAATAAAAGACTATTATAAAAAAGCAAATAAAAGCTACGACAAAGCAAATGCCAAAAGACAAAAACTTATAGCCAAAAGAAAAGAAGGAAAAATAAGTGAGGAAAAGGCTGAAAAAAAAATATCTAAAGCTTTTGCTAAGCATGAAAAAAGGATGGGTGCTTCTGCTAAATTTCCAGAAATAAAAAAAGAAAACCAAGGTAAATTTACTGCTTGGGTAGAAAAGAATATGGGCGGTATGGACACTTGTAAAGCTGCTAGCAAGATAATGAGATCTCGTACTAAAAAGTATTCTCCATCTGTGGTTAAAATGGCTAACTATGCTAATAACTTTGGTTGTAAAACTAAGAAAAATGATGGAGCTTCAGTTCCATTAAAAGGAAAACAAAAGAATTTACCAGAAGCGTTACAAAAGAAAATACTAGCTTCTGACGGTGCTTCGCTTAGATCTAAAAGAGCAGATAAATTAGTTTCTCAAGGTAGACTTCACAAAAAGATGAGTCCAGAACAAAAAAAAGAAGCTATAAAAAATAAAAGCGCAAGATTTGAAGGACCAGGCGCTTCTATGAAAAAGAAAAAATAATATGAGAAATAGAGGTAATAAAGGTAAATGTGGAAAAGCTTGGAAAGCTTGGGAAGCAGGCTATGCTAAGAAACCAGGTGGTAAAGAAGAAGCAGCTAGAGAAAGAAGAGAGTTTTATTGTGACAATGGCACTATAAAATTAAGACCTTCTACAGATGCTGACGTTCCTTTAACTGACAAGCAAATAAAAGAAGATAAAAAGAATAAAAACAAATAATGGGTTTTAAACTAAAAGGATCACCATACGATGAGTCTAACATGAACATAGCTGTTTATAAAAAAGATTTAACAGACGGATCTATAGGTAAATCAAACCATACTGGTATAATAGTGCAAAGTGGTATTAGTCCAGAAGAAGAGCAAAATGTAATAGCTCATGAGAAAGTTCATCAAAAGCAACAAGCTAATGGTGACTTAGATTATGACCAACAAAACTTTTACTGGAAAGGTAAAACTTATCCTAGAGAAAATCTAAACGAACATAATGAAAATTTACCTTGGGAGAAAGAAGCTTACAAGGCTAGTGAAAAATCAAGGAAAAAACAAACAGAAATGGGATCAACAAAATTCAAATTAAAAGGATATAGAGGCAATAATAAACCTTTTAAACATATGACCGAAAGAGGTTTGATAGGCGCATCTGTTGATGGCGCATCAGCCCCTGGAGAGGGTGACAAAGAAAAAGTAACTAAAACTACTAAAACAGATGTCAATCCTGAAACAGGTATGAAGCGTTTTACTACTACAACTACTAAACAAAGTGGTTCACCTGGTTCAAAAGGCACCGTTAGCTATGAGGATGCTTATAAAAAAGCAGACAAAAGCAAATATCCTACATTAGAAGGATTTACTAAAGCTGCTAAATCATATAAAAAGAAAGATGTTAAAGTTGAAGAACAAATACCAACTAGAAAGGCTAAAATAACTACATCTTCAGAGCCAAAGCTTAGGACTGAGATAACACCTGTTAAGAAAAAAACAGAAGTAGTTGAAAAAAAGAAAAAAGAGAAAAACACAACATACAAGCCTAAGAAAAGAAAAACCACAAAATATAAGCAAAAAAATAGAAAGCCTCAATTTTCTACAAAGTTTTCAACTTCATGTACTAAAAATTCTTGTTAAATGAAAAAATCATTTAATGAAACTAAAATAGGTGCCTTTCTATCAAGCAAGGCGCCTAAGGTATTACAAGCTCTTGGAGATGTACTACCTAATCAAGGAACACTTGGCGTGGTAAAAAATCTTATATCAAGTGATAATAAGATTAAGGCAATAGATAAAGAGCAGGCTATGAAGCTTATAGAGCAAGATATAGCTGAAATGAAAGAAGTATCTAGTAGGTGGAGAGCAGACATGAAAAGCGATTCATGGTTATCTAAAAACACTAGACCTTTAGCTTTGGTATTCCTAACAGCGTCAGCTGTATTTATGATGGCTGTAGATTCTTTTCATTTACAATTCGATGTTGACGAAGCGTGGATAAACTTATTAAAAACATTACTGGTAACAGTTTATGTAGCATACTTCGGAAGTCGTGGTGCTGAAAAAATAACAAAAATAAATAAATAAAAATGGCAGAATACAATTCATGGGAACCAACATTAGATGGTTTAGAAGGAAATATGATGGCTCAACCAAGAGTTTTTGGTCATGATGCTAAAGGTTTAACGGCTGGAACAGGAGCAATAGCTAATACAGGAAAAAGAGGAGCAGTTATATATAACGGCAAAAACGAAGCACAAGATATTACAATAGTAACTGAAGCTGGAACTCAAGTTGTATTTAAAAATGTACAACCAGGTACAGTTGTAGGTGATAAAACGCCTATGTTAGCTACTAAGTTAATCGTAGGGGTTGACTGTGTAGCAATATATTAAAACAAAAAACAAACAATCAAATCAAATAAAATGAGTAAAATAAAAAAAGAACAATTAGAAACAATTGTAAAATACCAAGATGAAGCTAATAGAATATCTCACGAAATAGGAGCATATGAGTTTCAAAAATATAAAATGCTTTCTAGTTTAGACAAAGTAAATAACGATATAATAGAATATAAAAAAGTTCTTGAAGCTGAATATGGTTCAGTTAATATCAATTTAGAAGATGGTAGTTACGTTGAGATAGACAAAAAAGATGTCGAAGATAAGGAAGATTAGTATAGGTTCTGATTATAAAAATGATGCTATGCATTATTCTACTGGTCAAGAGGTTTATGGAGGTCACGTTATTAGTGATATAATATTTGAAAACAAAGATAGTTCTTATAATATTTTTATAATTAAAAATGAAGAAGTATTACCTTGGAAAAAATTTAACTCCAATATGGCCGTATCAGTAGAGTATGATCTTAAGTACTAATGAATAGTATATACCATTTTATCATTAAACCACTAGATAAAACATATGAAAACGTTAAGTTGGTTGATGGTAAAGAATTAGTAATTAATTCAAATATAGAAAATCATATTTTTGTAAGTAAAAAAGCAGTTGTAGTTTCGACTCCAGCTGCTTATAAAACAAAAATAAAACCTGGTGATGAAGTATATATTCATCATAATATCTTACGTAGATATTACAATATGAAAGGTGTAGAAAAAAATAGTAGTACATACTTTAGAGACAACTTATATTTCTGTTCTCCAGAACAAATATATATGTATAATTTAAAACCTCACTTAAGCTATTGTTTTATTAAGCCTTTAAAAAATAAAAATATTTTAGAGAATAGAAAAGAGCAGCCTAATGTTGGTATAGTGAAATATACTAATAAGTCCTTAGAAGCTGCAGGAGTAACACCTGGGACACTTATTACGTTTACACCAAACTCTGAATTTGAGTTTATTATAAATGGTGAACGACTTTATTGTATGAAATCAAATGATATAGCTTTAACTCATGAATATCAAGGAGACGAAAAAGAAAATAATCCAAGCTGGGCAAAAAGCAGTTGAGGAACTTATTAAAGTAGCAAAAGAAAAGATTGTTGACTCAGACGACGACGTAAGCGCTGACAGATTAAAAAATGCTGCTGCAACAAAGAAGTTAGCTATATTTGATGCTTTTGAAATATTAACCAGAATACAAGTAGAAGAAGATATTTTAAATGAAAAGCCTAAAGAAGTTAAAGAACAAAAAACTTTTAAAGGTTTTGCAGAAGGGAGAAGCAAATGAGTTACGAGCAAACTCTTTGGAAAGAGGTTAAAGATTTAATTAACCCTAAAATATTAAAGAAACAAAATCGTTTCAAAAAATGGGAGTATGGTTATAACTCTGATTATGATTTTATAGTAATAAGTAAAACTGGACAAATTGGACAAATCATTGAAATACAGAATCTCAGGATTGCTTTACCAGCAACAAATGAACCGTTTAAACGAAGCGAAGAAAAAGCGGAGCAAAGATGGGAAAAAGCAGATTACCCAAAAGAACTAAGTAGAATTAAATCAAGGTTTGACTGGGAAGATTATGACACTGAATTTAAAGAAAAGTGGTACGATTACATAGATGAAGAATTTAAAAGAAGAGATCAAGGGTTTTGGTTTTATAATAAAGGTTTACCTACTTATATTACTGGTACTCATTACATGTACTTACAATGGTCAAAGATCGACGTTGGAGCACCAGATTACAGAGAAGCAAATAGATTATTCTTTATATTTTGGGAAGCATGTAAGGCAGATACGAGATGTTACGGGATGTGCTACCTTAAAAACAGAAGGTCTGGATTTTCATTTATGTCCTCGGCTGAACTTGTTAACCAAGCAACAATATCTAGTGACGCCAGATTTGGTATACTCTCTAAATCTGGATCAGATGCTAAAAAAATGTTTACAGATAAAGTCGTGCCAATATCCGTTAACTATCCGTTTTTCTTCAAGCCGATCCAAGACGGTATG